CGTTAAAGATCAGCGGCTCTGATTTGGCTCCCAGAACCGAATTATTGCCTGATGAGCTTTTTACACGTTCCATGACTGTCCAATTCACGTATCCATTCAGCTTCATTGTAGAGCAGGAAGTTGCGAAGGAAATTCGTATTACGCTCACAAACGTAAATCCTGCGACTGCAACACCATATCCGGGTGGTGAAGTAATTGTAGCGCGTATCCAACTATGAGGATTTCATGCCAAATAAGAAAGCCGATAAGACAGTAATAGATGATGTAGTTGAGCCTAAGGAAAAGGCTCAACCAAAGGTTCTTGTGCGTGCGCCAGTCGGTAAGACATACTCGTTTGAACAATGGGCTATGCTGCGTAAGAAGCCTAAGAGGCACTTAGGGGGAATGCGAGCATTCCTTGGCAGTGATGCAGATAAGAAGTTCTCACTTGAAATGTGGGATTCAAAGATGAAGGCATATTGAAGGAGTGATATATGGCACGTTCAGTTTCATTTAATGGTATCACTCGTTACCGCCCTGGTGCGATCACTAGGATTAACAATGAGGCAGCTAACCAGATTGGTATTACTTCTTCTGGTGTTTTGGCTTTAGTTGGAGAAGCAGACGGCGGTGCTCCTGGTTCTGTATCAGGTTTAGTGTCTCTTCGTGATCCTTCTCGCGCTACAGATTTGTTTAGATCTGGACCACTAGTAGATGCGATTAAGCTCGCATTCCAGTCGTCAGGTGATCCTCTCATTCCTGGTGGTGCCGCAGAAGTAGTTGTGTATAAGACAAATTCGTCTACACAATCTCAGGTAAATCTACCTTCTACTACTATTAACGTAGTAAACACAACTGTAACTGGTGGCGCATCTACCACTACTCAGATTGATGTAGCAGCAACACTTACTGCAGGCGCACACGTTGGTCGTTGGGCAGAGATTACAATTGCAGGATTGCCTGGTTCTCCATCATTTCTACGTAGAATCACAGCAAATACTGCTTCACAGATTACTGTGACTCCTGCATTACCAGCAGCTCCAGCAGCAGCTGACGTAGTTCAAATTCGAGCTAACTTGATTAACATCAAGTCTCGTGATTACGGAGCACACACGGCAAGCATAAAAACTACTCTTGATACGGATGCTACTGATGAGTCATATCAAGTTAGAGTTGAGTTTGAAGGACAAACTCAACTATCGCCAACACTAGGCGGTCAGTCTAGGAACTATCTTCATGTTGTATATCGTGGAGGTTCTGTGGCTGATACAACTGCGGTAGTAGCTGGTTCTACAGTTTCTGTGATTAACGTTACCCCTGCGTCCTTAGTTGCAGCAGCACATGCAAACCAGACCTTTATTTTGAGGGATTCGTCTGGAAACCTAAAGGCAATCAGCAAGATTGCAACAAACGGAACTAGCGATATTACCCTAGCTGTAGCTCTATCAGAAGTTCCAACCGTTGGTGATTTGGTAGAGATTCGTTCGGTAACGGATGCTGTAGGTCAATTCAATGGTGCTAGTGGAGTTGCTACTTCGTTTACAACTACAATCACTGGTGTTTCTGGTGATGACTTGAACATTGCAATCACGCCCACAATGACATTACGTCAATTAGCAGCGTTGATTAATGCTAATTCAAACTATATAGCTACGATTCCAAGCTCAATTAACCCAGACACTACACTTGCGTCTGAGTTCGATTGGGGTGCATCTACAAGCATTAACTTGCAACGTTCTTATAGTGGAACAGTTTCAACTACTGGATTCCGTCAGGATTTAAACGAGGTTATTAATTGGATCAATAACGAAGCTCAATACATAACTGCTTCTCGTTCTACTGCTGATGCACTCGATGGTGGTGATTTGAATTCTGTAGACTATCCAGATACGACTGGAGACCCTCTACCATGGATGTTCCAACTATACGGTGGTGAGCGTGGAATTTCAACAAATGCTGATTTCCAAGCAGGTTTGGATGCTCTTCTTTTGCGTGTAGTAGACGAAGTTGTACCTCTTATCGATCAAGATTTAACGAATGAGGGCAACGGTTCTACTGCTACTTGGTCCGCTGTAGCAGCACAGCTACGTGACCACGTAACTGAAGCTCGCGGTGTTGCTGGTAAGGAACGCGGCGCATGGATAGGTCGTCGTGGTACCAAGACAGAAGTAATAGCAGCAGCTAACAGCTTGAATGACCCTGATATTGCTATTGTAGCACAAAGTCCAACAGTTGTTGGCGTAACTGGTGACCTAGAAGAAAAGGGTCCTCGTGAGTTGGCAGTAATGGGTGCATCTATGCGTCTGGGAGTACCAGAAGTTGGAGAACCTCTTACTTACAAGTTCCTACGNGTATCTGCTATGTCTCAGGANGCATCTTGGGACCCCGCAGATACGACAGATTCAGCAGACATGATTCTAAACGGTGTCATGTTTACAGAAACTGTAGCTGGTCAAGGTACACGTTGGGTACGTGACATAACCTCTTGGATTCGTGATGACAATTTGGCGCTATCGGAAGGTAGCGTACGTGATGTGGTTCGTTTCGTTGCATACGGACTACGTACATTAATTGAGCGTAGATTCACTGGTCGTAAGGCAACCCCTGCAACCATTGCATCTATAAAGGACGCGGTATCTTCTCAACTAGAAGTATATCGTACTGGAAATATCATCGTTGACTCTACTGACCCTGCAACCGGAGCTACGATTCGTGCGTACTACGGTCTAAAGGTTACGTCGAGCGGCGATGTAGTAACAATCAGTGTTGGGTTCTTCCCTGTGCCTGGAATCAACTTCGAGTTGATTGACTTGGCTGTATCTTTGGCTTCGCAGTCAGCTTGATAAGGAGTAATTAATATGCCTGCTCTTCCTACAGTAAACGCTATGTATGTGAAGAAGATTAGAGATCTTCTACGTAGTGGTGTAAACTATCGTACAGCTCAATTAACTTTGGGCTCGGGCACATCTGAAATCTTGATCCAAGCACAGGATCCTGGTCCGGCTGGGAATGAGATTACAGTAGAGGTAACTGTACCTGCGGGTACCTCTGGTTTAGCAGTGTCCGTATCTGGCAAGGCGATTACTATCGAACTTGCTGTAAACGCAGGTACACCTGTCGCTGCATCAAACACAGCAACCTTGATAGCCGCTGCAATCAATAATACCGCTGCGGCAGCTGCGCTAGTTCGTGCTTTTGTTCCTGCTGGTTCAGGAGCGGGTTCACTATCCGCGGCAATGGCAGCAACTGCATTATCTGGCGGTTCAATGGGTAGTGGAGAATCTACGGTTCAAACTCTACCTCTTAACTTCTTGCGTGCTCAGGATATGGCATCTGTTCTTGAGGTTCTACAGGATGCTCTTGACCAGCCATCTGCATTAACTGCAACCGGTGGTACTGCACGTTCGGTGCAAGATACTGGCGCATTTGCTGCTAATACTCAGGTGGGCAATATCGTTCGCTTTACTGGAAACGTAACTTCTGCACTCGCAGGAGTTGAAGCTGCGGTTGTGTCTAATACTGCTGATGAATTGTTCTTCGCAAGTGGAGCATTGCCAGCTACACCAGTTGCGGGAGACACTTTCACTATCCGTGGAGCTTTGGTAGAAGATATTATCGAAAAACTACGCGATGGCAGAGGCCCTGCTTCTTCTCCAGCTGGAAATGAGTACGGAGATTCTCGTTTAGTAGTAGATGCGCTTGTTCGTATGGCACGTCAACTTGGTGGAACTGTTTCTGACAAGCAGTTGATGAGCGGAACCACTGCGTCAGGCTCAACTACTACTAAGGTAGTATTAGACATGCTTGGTGGTCGTCTTCGTCCAGACCAGTTCAAGGGTATGCGACTAGATGTTACTGGTTTTGGTGTACGCAAGATCGTTGGAAATGATGAGTCAGGAGTATTCTTTGACAAGGCATATTCTAGCGCACCAGGATCCGGCGTTGCATTTACTATCTCTCTTCCACAGGATTCTACCGACGCGGACGCAAATCTAACCTTTGCTCCAGGTGGTCAGCCAGCAAATAACAGATTACTTGCTGAGTTGATTCGTATTGCAGAGGCTGCGGTTGTGGCATTTACGCTACCTACCTGATATACTAGGGTTGTGATCCAAGGTAGGGGTCTTTGTCGTCCCCTCCGGTCCCCTACCTTGGATCTCTTTAAGGAGTAAACTAAGATAATAGATTACAGAGGTAACTATGGCCGCAAGTAAGACTTTCAGCGGAGCCCGCGCAGTATTTTTGATTAACTCAGTGCCTGTGGCATTCGCTGGAGGTGTATCTGGCGAAGAGATGATCGACTACGAGCCGGTTGACGTTATAGCTCTCCTAGAAGTTAGAGAATTCGTACCGGTAGCGTATCGTACATCTTTGAATGCACAGGTTTTCCGCGTAGTTGGAGACTCGCTCAAGAAGCTAGGAATTCTACCACGTCAGGAAGAGATCATCACATCTGGTGATTTAGAAGCCGCTATACAAGATACTGTAACTAGACAAACTATATCTCTCTTCCAGGGAGTGCGTTGTGCTGGTCATTCATTTGACGTAACAGCACGTGGAATTGTTCAAGAGAACGTTCCGTTCGTAGCGATAAGGGTTCTTGATGAATTCGAGAATCCTGTCTGATACACTGGAATGAATAAAGGGGATCAGAACTAATCTGATCCCCTTTAGCATATTTCATGCCAACCCATTGTATCAGCGTCAGTAAGATCCTGACGTATTACCTGTCTCCTGTCAAGTGACAAGATCGTGACGTGCCTTCGTTATGCCTTGTACTTTCTTGACAGTCAGTGACAGTGTGGTACATACATTTGAGATTGGATGGGAATATGATAAAGGCAAGACAAAATCTATTACATACATTTTCTATTGATTATCTATCTGAACAGGACGGAATGCGATACACTGGCAAGTTTACTATTAAGAAGCTAGGTATACGTGATTTAGCCGCTTTAGGTGTTCGTAAAGCGCAGCTAAACGGCGGTATGCATTTTGATGAGAATAATCCTGGTCGTGGTGTAGATCAACAAACAGATGATTTTAACAACATGATTGCTCATCTAGAGCTTTCTATTAAAGAGAAGCCAGATTGGTGGGATCTGGACAGCATTACTGACGTTGAATTGCTTGGTTTGGTGTTCAAGGAGGTCATCGAATTCGAGCAGTCGTTTCTCAGTAGGAAAGCTAACAGAGCGCTCGCTGGAAAGCATGGCGAAGGAAGTGGCTCGTCAGGTGTTCAGGAAACCAACGCTGACGGAAGCCCTCGCGCGGTGGTGGGAGAAGAAGTACAAGCTGCCCTCGAACCATGAGCTTTTTCAAGAGAGAACAATCTTTGATTTATTGGTTGAGTATTATGTAGACAGATTCGAGAAGAAGCCTATTGAAGCTCACCGTAATGAGAAGGGTGAAATTCAGTTCACTGATACTGGTGACCCACTAATTGATAAGTGGGAAGAACAAATCGCACGTGGTGAAATCCCTGATTTGTATGAAGCGTTTGATGAGGAGTCTCTACAACACTTGGAGAGATTACGTCAAGCTGCTCGTGACAGAGATCCATATCAAGGCTTGTCTATGAAATCAGCGTTTGATAAAATAGAAAGAGAAGCAACTCGTGAAGGATTACATGTTGGTAAATCACCTAACAATGTAATAACACCAGAAAAGAAGAAAATTCTAGAGGAGTTGTTTAACGCTCCCACCTTTGGCAGGGATTTAGATGAGTGATACTGAACACAGGGTCTTAGTAAAGTTTGAGACTAATACCAAGCAGTTACAAGCTGCTATGGGACAGATAACAAAACAAGCTAAGACCCTGCAAAAGACTACCGCACAGCAAACTAAACAGGCTTTAAGTTCCAATAAGCAAGCTGCAAAAATACAGCAACAGATTGCTAGACAAGCTAAGACTCAAGGACCTCAGCAGCTAACAAACCTTAAGAAGCAGAATCGTGAGCTTACTTCAACTAATCGCTTATTACAAACACAAACAGTATTGTGGGGTAAGTTAAAGAGAGCTATTGGTGGATTGTTTGGTGGCGGGGGTGGTGGTGGTCGCGGTGGCGGTGGTGGGCGCGGAGGAAGCTTTCCTAGGTTCTGGAGAGGGCTTGGAGCTGGCCTCGGTCGTAGTCCGAATCTGTCTCGCTATGGAATCGGACATGGCCTTGGAATGGGTTTGAGGTCCGGCATTGGTATCGCTGGCGGTGGTCTCGCTGCGCTGGCGACAATGCCATTCGCTGCCGTATCTAGTGACTATCAAGCTTATTTTACCTATTATCGTTCATTGGGTAGACTGGCTGGTTTGAATAGAGGCGCTAGATTCGGAGCCGGATTTACACCGGGTGATTTTGATGTTCGTAATGAACGTTCCATAACTGGACGTTTAGGTGAATTAGGCTACATGCCTGATGAGGCTGCGTCTATAGCATCACTGTTTGGTAGAAGCACTGGAACTTCAAAGTTTACAACTTATGGTGCAACAGCTGCGCGCGTTCTTGGTATGGATGCTAGTGAAATATCTAGTATGTTTGGAGAACTTCGCCGCGCTGGTGGTGTTTTCGGAGCTGCCCAGAAATCAGACTTCCAAAAGATTCTAGCTGCTGGAGTTAAAGCTGGTGTAGATGCGTCTACTTTACCTGAATATCTGGAAGGTGTTACTAGTTTAACTGCAAGAGCTGGAGGCGTGGCAGGAGGTGCAGTTAGCGCTCTTCCATATGCACAGCTATTAGCTATGTTTGAAAAGTCAGGTGCGGCTGGACTTAAAGGTGCTCGTGGAGCTTCAGTGCTTTCAGCTTTAGAACAAGGATTTAGAAGTCCAGGTGGCGGCGCTGAGGGAATGGCTGTTGTAATGGGTTCTCTTGGATTTGGTCGTGTTGGCGGAAATGTTAGCTATTATCAAGCCAAGAAAATGATGCAACAAGGTTTTCAAGGTCCAGGCGGTGCAAACCATCTAAAGAATCTTTTTGACTATGTTGATACTATAACCGGTGGTGGAGAAGAAGCAAATCTATATCTAGAAGGTTTGATGGGTGGAAGACTCTCTCTAGAGCAAATAGAGACTGTTAGAGACGCGCTCGGTAAAGGAGCTTCAGCAGATCAAGTATCTAAAATGCTCGGCGAAATGACAATGACAGAATTAGACGTTCTAAAGAGTATTGATAATAATATGCGTGAGTTCTTAAGAGCTTCAAAGCGTGCCGCAGATATTCAGAAGAAAGACATTCAAAGAGGTGCTGAGTTTGCAGATCCTCTTGAGAGTATTCAATCCATGTTGCACCAGTTCTTGATGACTACAATGCCTGTAGTAAAGACTACGTTGGAAGCTATTAATGAAGCACTTGGCTTCTTAATTCCTGGTATTGAAAAGATGGTAAAGTTACTGTCTGGTCAAGAAGAAGATGCATCTATACTGCCAAGTGATACTTTTTATGAAGCCACAGGAAGAGGATATAAACTGCGTAGTCAGGCAGAAACTACGTTAAAGCGTTTGGAAGAAGATCCAGATAGCGTATCCACCCGTGAATTAAGAATGGCTGTAATCAGCAGTTTACAAGCCCGTCAAGCCTTCCGAGAAGCATATGAGAATCCTGATTTCTTGCATTCCCTTGCTGAGGCAATTCAACAAGGAGCAGTAGCTGTAGGTGCTATGGAAGAAACAGACGCTGACAGAGTTGCTCGTAACTTACAGGAAGATTTATCTCGTGCAGTAGCAGCTTTAGATGCTCTTGCAGAACGAATGGGTCGTGGTGATGAAGTAGATCCTGCGAGAATAACTACTGAGCGTGAGTTGATTTCAGCAATGAGTGCTCTTGGTATTGCAATGCCAGCTTCTCCACGTGCGCGTATTGATACTACTGGAGGTTCACCTTGAAAGATTTGTTAACTAAAGGGCGGAGTTATTATAATGAGTTCGACAACATTGCTGAGCCGAGAAGTAGGTCCTGATGGAGTACGTAGATATAGGACTCGTATTAAATGTATTGTTCACAGTCACAACTCTGCTTCTATCATAGACTTATCTAATTCTGTAGTTAGAATTTCATCTAACAAGACCATAAAATCTGTTGGCACACTAAACATAGGTCTCACAGCAGAGAGAAACTGGTTGAATGTCATTTTTCCTAATGATCACATTAATCTTTATGTTGATCGTGCTGATGGACAAGGGTGGACACGTCTATTCTATGGTTTCATAGATAATATTGAAGAAGACACTTCTGTAGATGCGAAGGGTATACCTTTAACAACATATGCATTAGCTTGCTCTGATTTTCAGAAGGCATTTGAAAAGACACAGATTTATTTCAACCCACATGTAGCGTCTCGTGCAGATTTCAACGGCGGATTCATAGGTACTCCTAACATTGGTGGATTAGGATTAATGACTCGTGGAATACGAATCAATGGTTCACCAGCAGACCTGGTTACTAACGTAACGTTATTGTTGATGGGTTTTGGTACACAGTTTATTCTACCTCCTAGTTATAATCCACGAGTAACTCAGCGCATTAGACAGCAACGCGCAGAATTTATTTTGAATAGACTTAGTGAAGACGCACGTAGACAAATACTAGATGCTGGTGGTTATGCTGATTTCTTAGAACGTGTACGTCAACAAGTAGGAGCCGAGTCTGATCTAAATACTTTAATTGATCCAGATTCAACTTCAGCTACAGAAGTTCAACGCGCTGAACGACGCAGATTTAGTAAGGAAGTGATTAGAACACTTGGAGGTACTGGTTCAAACGTGGGAGTAGAAAGCTCACGTGGTGCGAGAGAGCGTGGTATTGAAGCTTACAACGTACTTAATACCACATTGAGTGGATATCCTCCTTCTTTGCTAGATGTAATTGACATATTTACATTTATTGAACGTGAAGCTATCGATGGATATATGATTGGTGCACCTATGTGGGAGCGCCAAGGAAGTGTTGCTAGTTTCTTACGCTTCATATCCAATGAAGTTGTGAATGAGTTGTTTTTTGATTTAAGACCAGTAAGTCGTGATGGAGGTCTTACTGCCGGTACTGATTTTTCTCGAGATTTAGATGAGTTGGCTGGAAATGCTGGAACTGATTCTGTGGTAGCTGGAGTCCAATATGTTCCTGCTATTGTGATGCGTGAATATCCGTTCTCAACAATCGATAGATTAGATGCATCAGATATTTCTCTCACTGTGAGATCCACGTCTAGTGCAGCTAATAATGTTAACGAGACTTTGGGACTAATATATTTTGGTGCTATTTTTAGTGACCAACCTAATGTACCAGGTCGTCACATAGCTTATGTACCCAATATGAATCCAGATGATTTGGCACAAGGTTCTCCAAACATAACTGGATTGAAACACCTTGACGTAGCGGTTGTTTACGATAAAGAGATATCACGAGCTAAACTAGCACGCAGCGATTCAGATCATTATAATCTTTTTGAATTCTACTCAGATGCAATATTAGGTAGTGATGCAAGATTCTTCATGCAAGATTTGCTTCCTATTGTTACGCCTATTCATATAGTTAGACATGGTTTGCGTGTACGTTCGTTAACTACGCGCTTTGGTCGCTTTTCGTTAGATGTTGTGAACAGAACACAACCACAACCTACAGAGCCGGAAGAAACTGTTGAGGAAGCACCAGAACCTGAAGCACCAACAAGTGGTGGTACATTCTTACCTGTTGATCTTCAAGTCGATAGCTCTGGAAACTATACTCAAGGATATGTTTCTGTAGGAAACCAATGGTGGTATAGACCTAAGACATTTGATGGAACACGTCCTTATAACAATGTGCGAGGAAATCCTGTACCACCAGCAGGAACTAGATATTGGCGCTTTCATAATGGTGTAGACATTACTGCGGCGCGAGGAACACCTGTTCGTGCTGTGCGTGATGGACGTGTGGTAATGGCAGCTCCGGTGGGAACACGCGGACGTAATGGATACGGAAACGTAATAGTTATTGAACATCCACAAGATGGCATCTACAGCTTATATGCACACTTGGAGAACTTTGCAGATAACATCACTATAACTTCTAGAAGTCGAAATCTTAGAGATTTCGTAGCTGCTGATTTTATGAGTGGTGGTCGTTTTGAGCCTATAAGTGTACGTGCTGGTGATGTGATTGGTTATGTAGGAGACTCAGATTGTCCAGGAGCAGTACATCTGCATTTTGAATTCAACGTAACTAGAAATGGTAGAACATTTCCATCTTCTGCTGATCGTAGAACACTTACACCAGATGTTTTCCGTGATGAATCAACCGCAGTCCCAGGTGCTGCTGTTTCTGCGACAAGACCAACTAATCCATCAGAATCAGAAACTATAAGTCAAAATCCTGTTCGTGTATTTTTGGAAACCTTTGGTGTTACGTTGCCTGTAGGTAGAAATGCTGCCGAAGCAGCTACACCCGATGCAGATCCTCCTGAAGAAGCTTTAATGCCGGGAGACGAGGCAGAGGATGCACTAGATACTGATCATGAAGTAGCTCCTACACCTACTGAAGAAAGCACTGCTGAAGATACACCAAGAACTACAACAGCTTTAGTTGGACATGTAGATACTCCTTCTACTCGTCGTCAAATTGCTCGTTGGGCATTGTTGAATGATCACTGGTATCAACACAACATAGAATATCTCTCTGGTAGTATTGATATGCGAGGAGCACCAGAAATACGAGTTGGTTATCGCTTAGATCTAGCAGATAGAAATCTATCTTTCTATGTTGAAGGAGTTACTCACAACTGGACTTATGGGAAGGATATGACCACTACATTACATGTAACTAGAGGTCAGCCGAACAATCCATATC